GGCGAAAAGATGGAATCTATGATGAATACTTTGATAGGTAAAATAGATAACATAAAAGTTAAAAATGGTAATTTAAATGTGTATGATGAAAACACAGCTGTAGATATAGATGTAAAAAGAAATGTATTTTTATCAAAAGCAGATGATTCAAATGTAAAAATAGATAATGTTAAAAAGGGTAAAGTAAATAACAAACTTGATAAATTAAGAGCGTTGAGAAAAAATGGCAATTAAACCTATAACAAATAAACAGATTGTAAGTAAAGAATCCATTAATAGAGCTAATCAAGTATCTACCAAAGATATAAATGCGAGACCGAATGTTAGAAGTGAGAATAAAGCAGTATCATATAAACCTGGAACAGACTTTTCAAAAAATTATGCAGTAACTTTAAAAGATGTAGATACATCAATAATGAGTTTTATAAAAGAAATTATAGGACCTACTATAAAAGAAAATAATGAAATATTTAAAGTGCCAGTTATGTATGCAAATCAAGAAAGATGGGTATCGGCAAGAAAAAAAGGTGTATTGAGAGACAAAAATGGTGGTTTGATTTTACCATTAATTATGATTAAAAGAACAGAAGTGGCTAAAAGTACAGAATTACCTGTTGGTATGGAACACGACTTGAAAAGAGAGGACAATAATTATGTTGTAGGTTCAACCTGGTCAAAAACTAATAGATATGATAGATTTGCAGTACAACAAGGAGCTAAACCTATAACAGAATATTTAGTTACAACGGTACCTAATTATGTTAATGTTACTTATGAAGTTATATTGTGGTCTAATTTTATTGAACAAATGAATCAATTAACAGAAGCTTTTATTGAATTTAATAATCAATATTGGGGAACTGGAGAAGAAAGAAAATTTTATTCTCTTGTTGAAAGTATTTCAGATGCTTCTGAAATGGACCAAGCAGGACAAAGATTTATAAAAAGTAATTTTTCAATAATGACTAAAGCTTATTTATTACCAGAAGATTATAATTCATTTGTTACTAATAAAATTTCAAATCTACAAGTAAAAAGAAGTCCAGGTAAAATTGTATTCACAGAAAATTTAATCGATTAAAAAAAAATTCACTTTTTGAAAAATAAATATATATTTATATATGAATTAAATTAAACTAAACGGAGGTTATAAATGTCAGAAACAATCAAATTATTACCAGAAGAACTAAATAAAATTACTGATATTAGAAGAAATTATTTTAATATACAAACGGCTGTAGGTCAAATTCATTTATCAAGGCATAATTTAAATACACAACTTGAAACTTTAGATAAACAAGAACACGAAATTATGGAAGAATATTCAAAAACACAAACGGCAGAACAAGATTGTGTAAAAGGTCTTCAAGATAAATATGGTCTAGGTACATTAGATATTCAAAATGGTAGTTTCATCCCTTCACCTAAAGAAGAAGCTGCAACTTCAGTAACTGAACAACCAACTGAACAAACAGCATAATTTTTTGTCAAATAAAAAATTAAAAGCTCGTTTGGAGATTTAATCATATATTTATATATGACGATATCTTGTAGCTATCAGTGCATAATATAACATACTAGAATTAATAAAATAGGAGAATTGAAATGGCAGAAAAAGTCGTATCTCCAGGTGTATTTACCAACGAAATAGACGCTTCATTTTTACCGGCAGCAATCGGTGATATAGGAGCAGCAATAGTAGGTCCAACCGTTAAGGGACCTGCAATGATTCCAACCGTAGTTCAAACATTTTCAGAATTTGAATCGGTATTTGGTACAACATTTAGGAGTGGGTCAAATTATTATCAATATTTAACATCACATGCAGCAGAACAATATTTACAAAATGGAGGACCATTAACCGTAATTAGAGTTTCAGACGCAACAGCAGCTCAATCAGTAGTTTATAAACAAGGTACTGATTCAGCGTACGATGGTGGTACAGCTAACGAAACAATAACATTTGAAACAATTGGTGACGGACACATATATAACAATTACGGTGGCACATCAACATCATATACAGACCACTCAGGTTCTGATACTGGGACTAATAATGTTTTAACATCAGGTTCATCAGACAATTATAGAATTGAAATTACAGGTGTTAATAATACAAAAGGTACATTTAATGTTTTAGTTCGTGGTGGTAACGACACACTAAAAAGAAAGAGTGTATTAGAAACTTGGAATAATGTTTCACTCGACCCTAATGCTAGTAATTATATTGAAAGAATTATCGGTAATCAAGATTATTCTATACAAGGTTCTGGAGGTTCTGAACCTTATATTAAAACAACTGGAGAGTTTCCAGTTAAATCTAAATATATTAGAGTTAAATCAGTAGGTTATGCAACACCAAATTACCTAGATGAAAATGGAAGTATTAGAGTGGGTAGTCAATCTGGTTCTCTTCCAGCAGCTCAAAGTTCTTCTTTCTCTCAAGGTGGAAACGGAATATACGGAACTGATTTATTTGGTACCGTTGTTTCTTCATCTTCTGGATTAGGATTTGTACAAACACCAGCATTTTATGATAGTATTAGTGCAGATAATGTTCAAGGTTTGAATCCAAATACAGGACAATCTAAAACATTATATGAAGATGCAATTAATTTATTAGCTAATCAAGATGAGTACGACATTAATTTACTTATGATGCCTGGTATAACAATTGAAGGTTCATCGGCATTAGTTCAAAAGGCTGTTGATATGTGTGAAAGTAGAGCGGATGCATTTTATATTGCAGATTCTTCTTTATATGGAAATGCAGTATCAACCGTAACTACACATGCAGACACAATTGATACAAATTATGCAGCAGTATATTGGCCGTGGGTACAAATACAAGATGCTAGAGTTAATGGTTCATTAAGATGGGTTCCACCTTCAGTAGTACTTGGTGGTGTGTATGCATTTAATGATAAAGTAGCTCATCCATGGTTCGCACCAGCAGGTCTGAATCGTGGTGGTCTTGATACGGTAATTCAAGCAGAAAGAAAACTTTTATTGAGTCAGAGAGATACATTATATGATTCAAATGTTAATCCAATTGCAACATTCCCTGGACAAGGTGTGACGGTATTTGGTCAAAAAACACTACAGAAGAAAGCATCGGCTCTTGATAGAGTAAATGTAAGACGATTACTCATAAGAGTTAAGAAGTTCATAGCTTCTTCTTCAAGATTCTTAGTATTTGAACAAAACAATGCTCAACTACGAAAAAGATTCTTGAATATTGTGAATCCGTTCTTAGAACAAGTTCAATCACAAAGTGGTTTGAGTGCATTCAGAGTAGTGATGGATGATACAAACAATACACCAGATACGATTGATAGAAATCAATTGATAGGTCAGATATTCTTACAACCAACAAGAACAGCTGAATTTATTATTCTTGATTTTACAATTCAACCAACTGGTGCAGCGTTCCCAGAGTAAAAGTAACTTAAGCAGAGAGTGAGTTAATTCTCACTCTCTGTAAAAAAAATTGGAGAATCATAAATGGCCGAAAAAATAATAAGTCCGGGTGTACTAACGAAAGAAGTAGATGCTTCATTTTTACCAGCTGCACTAGGAGACATAGGAGCAGCAATAATAGGTCCAACCGTTAAAGGACCTGTTTTAGTACCGACAATAATTCAAAATAAAAGAGAACTAGAAGATGTATTTGGAAGTCTTGTTGAAAGTGGAAGTAATAAATACGAATATTTTACAACAATAACAGCAAAAAATTATTTAAAACATAAATCACCAATTACAATAGTTAGAGTTGCAGGTGACAATTCATCTGTAGCTTCTAACTCATCTTTAACAAATGCAGAAGTTTCATCAAGTATAAAAAGAGACCATAATCAAGCTACTGCAAATACTAAACCTACTTTTTTAGTTAATGATAAAGGTGCAATATTATCATCAACTGACCCTGCATTTATAGGTACAGGAGTTACAAGTGGTGATTGGAATGTAGATACTAATCATTTCGCTAGAAAAGCTACAGGTAGTTTTACACTAGGTACTATAGCTAATGATTCATCAATGAGTATCGGAAATGCTACATTTATTTTTACAGCATCAGCTGGTATAAATATGGGTGGAAATAAGAATCAATCATCTGCGGCGGCTAGTACTAATCCTGGATTTGGAAATTCTATTTTGATATATGTGGCAAGTGGTTCTTCTACAACAGATGCCGGTGAAAATCTTAAACTGGCTATTAACGATAGTGGTTCTTTACACGGATTACCACTATCTGCGAGTAACCCAGCAAATGGTAAATTGAAATTAGAATGTACATCTTTTGGTACATATTTTAGTGGTTCACACATAAGTCATTGGAATGGTAGTTCGGCAATTGCTGGTACACTTATTCAAACTTCATCAGTTGTCGGTCAAGATTCTGTTACAGATATACAACAACTGAGTAACGGCCAAGATAATTTGACAAAATTAACAATACCATTTAAATTACATACTTTGACAGAAGGTTCTGTATTCAATACAAATAGTGAATTAACTTCAAGTAACACAGATAAAACAGGTGAACTTGTAAATGGTAGTCAACTAAAATCTGGTTCTCTTGATAATTTCAAATGGGAAATACAAGATGTAAGTAAAACTAGAGGTACATTTACCTTACTTATTAGAGCAGGTAATGATACATTTAAAAGAAAACAAGTACAAGAACAATGGGAAAACTTATCTTTAGACCCTACACAACCTAACTATATAGCTAAAATTATTGGTAATCAATATCATTCTATAGCAGGTAGTGGTACTGAACAATATGTAAAAATGAATGGAGAATTTCCAAACAAATCAAAATATGTCAGAGTAGAAGTATTTACACAGACACCAAATTATCTTGATGAAAATGGTAATATTAAACATTCTGATTATTCAGCATCGTTACCGGCAGAAGGTAGTGGTTCAGCGGGTGGTGGATTTACTGGAGGTTCTGATGGTAATATTCAACATCCACAAAACTTCTATGAAAATATTACAAAAACAAATACACAAGGATTGAATCCTACGGTTGCTGCTAATGGTATGAACTCTTATCAAGATGCGATTAATTTATTAGCTAATCAAGATGAGTATGATATTAACTTGTTGTTCATGCCGGGATTAGTATCATCTGAACACGGTTCATTAATTACTAAAGCTATTGATATGTGTGAAGATAGACAAGATACTTTCTTTGTATTTGATACTACTTTATATGATTCAGCTCCAACAACGGCGGCAAGTCAAGCTGATGGATACAATACTAATTATGCCGCAACATATTATCCATGGTTACAAATTATGGATACAGACAACAAACATAGATGGATTCCACCTTCGTCAGGTGTAGCTGAGGCATATGCATTTAACGACAAAATATCTCAACCATGGTTCGCTCCAGCAGGTTTGAATAGAGGTAAAGTATCTGCAGTATCTGCCGAAAGAAAACTTCTTGATTCACAAAGAAATGCTTTATATAAATCAAGTGTTAATCCAATCGCTACATTCCCAGGACAAGGTGTTGTAGTATTCGGACAAAAAACATTACAGAAAAAACTATCAGCATTAGATAGAATTAATGTAAGAAGACTATTGATTAAAGTTAAAAAGTTTATTGCAAGTTCTTCAAGATTCTTATTGTTTGAACAAAATACACCAGCATTAAGAAAATCTTTCTTGAATATTGCAAACCCATTTTTAGAAAGAGTTAAATCTCAAAGTGGATTGACAGCTTTTAAAGTTGTAATGGATGACACAAATAATACACCAGATACAATTGATAGAAATCAATTAGTAGGACAAATATATTTACAACCTACAAAAAGTGCAGAATTTATTATGTTAGATTTCATTGTACAACGAACAGGAGCATCCTTCGAAGAATAAAAATGGCTGAGATATACGAAGTAAATCAAAAAAAACTTCTTTTTATAAACCCACCTAAATGTGGGACAAATTCAATTGAAGAAGTTTGTAACAAACAATTCTCTAGACTTTCTAAAAGACAAGACGAAGAAGGTAATATTACAACTACATATGGTCATGCTATGATTAAAGATATCAAAGAATCATATGATATTTCATTTTGTAGTATTAGAAATCCTTGGGATAGAATGGTGTCTTGGTATCATTATCTTAGTCAAACAGATTCATCTCAGCATGGTGAAAGAAAATGGAAAGGTATAGCTTTAAAATTAAATTTTGAACAATTTGTTTATGAATGGACAAGTTCAGATATAAGTCATTCAACTTTTCAACCACAATTTAATTATATCGTAGATAAAGATAATTCAGTAATAGTAGATTATTTAGTATGTTGTGATAATTTAGAAGAAACTTTAAACAATATGATGACTAAAATTGGTGCTGATAATAACCTAAGTGTGGGTCGTGTCAGACCTAGTAAACATAGAGATTTTAAAACTTTTTATCAAGATAATAATAAATTAATAGAATGTGTACGAAATTGGGAAAAAGATATACTTAAACATTATAAATTTAATTTTACATATTAATGCAAAAAAATAAAAAGAGTTAACTTTTGTATACTCTTTTTTTCATATTTTCTATATTTATATATGTATAATAGGCTCATTTAAATGCATATGAATGAGATAAAATAGTAAGGAGAAATTAGATGGCAGAATTAATTGCAGCAGAAGAAATAATGTTTAGAGCATTTGAACCTAAGCTAAAAAATAGGTACTCAATGAATTTGAATGGGTTACCTGCTTTTCTAGTAAAAACAATGGCAAGACCCTCTATATCTTTTGAAGAAGTTGAATTGCATCATATGAATGTAAAGAGATATGTACACGGTAAAGCGACTTGGGAACCAATCGAAGTTACTCTTTACGACCCGGTTGTACCTTCAGCAGCTCAAGGTGTTATGGAATGGATTAGATTACATCACGAGTCAGTTACAGGTAGAGATGGATATTCAGATTTTTACAAAAAAGATATAGGATTTCAAGTATTAGGTCCTGTTGGTGATGTTGTTGAAGAATGGCTACTAAAAGGTGCTTTTATACAAGCAGCTAACTTTAATGATTTATCATTTGATTCAAGTGAACCAGTTGATATAGCATTAACATTAAGATACGATTACGCAATACTTCAATTCTAAGAAGTATATAATTGAATATAAAACCCTTGATAAAAAAATATTGAGGGTTTTTTATTCTTTATATATATTTATATATGAAATAAGTTATGAGGTTTTATGAAAAATTTTGATGAAATAATTGAACAAGTTTTAGAACACGAAGGTGGGTATGTCAATGACCCAAAAGATTTAGGTGGTGAAACAAAATATGGCATCACTAAAAGGTTTTATCCAGATATTGATATTAAAAATCTAACAATAGAACAAGCAAAAGAAATCTATAAAAAAGATTATT